AGTTACCAGCGTTCCAGTCGCCAGTGTTACGGTTGCCAGAGTTACTTTTACTCATATTTTTATCCTTTCAGGTTATTACTTATTTAAATGTTAATTTTATAAACTAATAATTATTGTACATACTTTCCTGTATTAGCTTTTTGTTTTGGTAAACAAGAGATTTAAACTCAAGCAACCTTTTATCTATCATGGAAAACTCTTCTGATAAATTTTCTTTGTAAATTCTATGTATAAAAATCTTTTTACCTTCTGGAAAATCTGAACAATAGCTAATAAAGTCTAACCAATCTCTACCGGTAAACTTTAAATTTCCTATACATTGCCACCTGTATGCTGGGTCAATTCCCTGTCTTTTAATATTGGCAAAGTGAACACTAGGTATTACAGATTTTATTTCTATAACACCACTGTTATCAACAAGTCCGTCTGGCGAACAACCGACAAATTCAGATTCAAAAAAACCACCGTTATCAACTTCACAAAAAGTAAAATCTTCGTACTCCATCCTTGCTAACGGCTCTTGAATATGGCCTCTTTGCATGTGTTCGTTACTGAATCCGCTACCTATATAATTTCCTGTAATAATTTCGTTAGCTATATTTACGGATAATTTTTTTGCAGGCTCACCAAATGATTTACCAAAATTAGCCATAATCTTTCCGAGGTTTGAACTCGTAAGTTTTCCGCACCTAAGCGACAACCACTCATCAGTATTTTGATTAACGTCAATATATTTAAAGCTGTCCATTTGCCACACCGTTAGATATATACTGCATATCTTCATCGCTCAAACTAGCTTTAGCTAAAACTTTGCTAAAATTACCATCTCTTTTATATGCGTTTATAACATTTGAAAATTGAGGATCGTTTCTAGTTATCATTTGCTTTAACTTTACGGGATTAGGGCTTATTCTGACGCCGCCAACTACCTCACCTTTCATAGTTGCGCTAGGATCTATATAAAGCTGAACTGCGATGTTAGACCAGTTTTCAACAAAACAACTATCAGCCAATTTGCTTAATGTTTTTGAGTTTGTAGCATTAAGAACTAAAGGCTTTATGTTTTCTTGAAAATAAGCGATGTTAGCGTCTATCTTTCTGCCAGCAACCTTTGCGCCTCGCTCTTGCCTGACGCATTTAATAGTAAATATTAAGTTACTACCACTTTCTTGAAATTCCTCTAAATCTGCACACCCTAAATGATCGCTTTTAAATACTTTCCTATAATGTGTAAGGTTAGTCATCGCGCTTCTCCATGTATTCTATAATTGATGCGTCACTAAATTGTTCTAATAAATCTTCTACAGGAACTTGAGCTTTAAGTTCTGAGAAAAGCTTGTATAAATCAACACCTGTTAATTCTGCTTCTACAAAAAGATCCCCTTGAACATTCATCACTGGCTCACAACCAAATTGCTTGCAAACAACCCTTAAAAATATAACTTCTTCCACAATTATCTCCTTAGTTAAACGCTAGTTTCTCCTTAGTCATTTTGTTCTAAGCGGTGGACGGGGAGTAGCTAGCAAACCTGCTTAACCGCTTTGATGATTTAATCTTAGTGGAGTATAAAAATTAAGTCAACTTTTTTATTGCATTTTTTTCATTAATTTTTTAAACTGTATTCATCTTATATAATTAGAGGTAAATATGAAGCAAGTAAAATTAAACGACAACGTAGATAAGTTATTAACTGAGATTTCAGCCAAAAGAAAAAGCAACGGAACTTTAAACAGTACCAAACAGGCTATTGTTCATGAGCTAATAATGGCTTTACATAAAAAGGAAATTAAATAATGAAAACATTTAACAAACTAAACGCATGGTTAAACTATATTTTAGGTTGTGGCGATAAACCGGGAGAATAGTAATGTTTGATAAAGCAATGAACGCAAGAATTATTGAAGCTAGAAAAGCAGCAGAACACGAACCTAAATCAAAATCTAATAACGACCCGTCTTTGCCTGAAGATAAAAACCCAGGCTTAACAGTTAAAGCAGTTAAAAGACGAAAGCTTGAAGATATATTAATTAACAGAGAAATAGAGAGCTCTTTTTCTTTAGATATGAAAAGCCTCGTATAGAGGCTATTCTTTAGGTGGTTCGGGTAATGGCATCCAGTGAGTTATGTCACATATGCACAACTGAACTTTTATTGGGTAAACTTCATAAAACCCATTTTTTTTTGAATAGCCTATAGTTGACATAGCACCATCAGCATAAGCAATAACAAAATCAAAAACATCATCCGGCAACCTATCTTTAACTGATATCCATTCCATTCTATTTATCCTCTAGTTGTTTAATAAATCGTTTATTAAATCTTCTATTTCTCCTAGTGGCGTATCTCTAACCAGCTTTAAAGCGCTAACAAAACCAAAAACCATACTATCATCTTGCAATGTGATTAATTGGTTCTCAATGCCTCTTTCTGACTTATTGTATATTTCGATTACACCAATCTCCTCTTGGTCATAACCTCTAATAGTTTTTAGTATTTCTTTTTTATCGCTCATTTCTATATCCTCATATGTTATTTTCCCAAAACAATTCGCTTAAAGCTTGATACCTGTAGATCAAACCTCCAGTCTTATCGCTTTCCTCCTCCCTTACTAAGTAACCTTTTCGGTGCAAATTAGCTAATTGTTGAGAAGCATTTTGAACACTTATTTTGTATTTATTTGCAAACTCTGTACTTGTGACTGATTTATTTTTAAGCCATGTTATTGTGTCATATTGCCTTTTGCTGATAGAAAGCTCTTTTGTTTGTCTGTATTGATAGTACAAATGACGCATCAAAGAAAGCTTCATCTTGTCTTTACTCATTGAATAGATCCTTTTGATTATTAAACACGTCCATCTTTACTAACTCAATAATCCCGATAAAACTTATAAGCGGTATTTCATCAGTGTATTTCTGAACTAATTCTACCATCTCATTTGTTATCTCTTTTTCTTTAGAGCTTCTTCTTTCTGGATCTAGTGTGTGTATGTTTGCCATTTTTATATCCTCATATCTAATGTTTAAATTTAAAATTTCTTATCTTTGTGTGATCGCTATTATTTACTGCGCATTGTAAATCAGGGTGCTTATAAACAAATTTCATTCCTGCTATAGCGGTTTTCTTGCTAACTTTTCCTGACGGTTTATACATATCACTAATAAACATCAACAATAACTTCTCCACTTCTTCATTCATTTCTATATCCTCATATGTTATTTAATCACATTAATCCCAAGCAAAACCATTTATTTACCATGTTATTAACTCACTCATTTACTTATCCTTATTTAGTAGTTGAGCGCCCGAAGGCGCAATTTTAGCCATAGCCATAGCCAGAGCCAGAGCCAGAGCCATCGCCAGAGCCATAGCCAGAGCCAGAGCCATAGCCAGAGCCAGAGCCATCGCCAGAGCCATAGCCAGAGCCAGAGCCATCGCCAGAGCCATAGCCATAGCCTTTCATTTCTTTCTTTTTGATTACTCTACCCATTCCTTCACGCCTTCTATAATGCATTTTGCTTTATCTGTGCACGGAATTATCTCAATTGCTTCTGTCAATTCAATTTCGGCAATAGCTGCTGGAAATTTACAGCTTTCTGGACTTGTTATTCCCGTTCCTGCAACTTGACTTAAACTGGCTGCACCTTTCCAGTACCATAATCGGCGCGTGTTTTCTAAAACAACATGTTTTCCATCTTTAGATTTTAAATAACCAGCATGAACACCAGCACTATATGTACGAACAACCACATAATCACCGCTTGGTTTTTCTACTGACGAAATAGAATCTTTCTTTATGTAAATTTCGCCGTTTATTTCAACTTCGTTTATGTCTGCTTTCACTTTATATCTCCTGATTTGTTAAGTGATGTTTAGTAGTTGAGTAAATAGTAGAACAAATAATTTGACGTGTCCACAAAAAAATGTAATTATTAACACAATTCTTTTGCAGGGGCTTATAAATGAAGAAATTAAACGTTAGGTTTAGTACACAAACAAACAATGAATTAGACAATATAGTTAAGTTATTAGGGTTCGACACTTCGAAAGTTGCTAGGGCAGCTATGGATTATGGCATTCAAGAGATAATGAGAATTTATCAAGAAGAAGGAAAAAAGAATGCTACCGCTAAAATTGGCATTCACATGTTAAGAGAAAAACTTAAAGAGAAGTAAAAAGCGCGCCACCAGCTAGATAAACGCGCAAAACTTAAAGCAAGGTAATTATAACATGACGGTAATTAAATCAAAAATACAAACCAACTATTTTATTTATCCGAACGCTGTAGCTCAAAGCAGCTTGAGTTTGGAGGCTAAAGGCTTAATAGCTTATATGAGTTCAAAGCCTAGCGACTGGGTTTTTCATAAATCTGTTATTCAAGAGGAATGCGGTATAGGAAAAGATAAACTTTCTAGGTTATTTAAAGAGCTAGAGGCTAATGGAAATTTAAAGTATACACAAAGCTATGATAAAAAAGGAAGGTTTAAATCTTACGAAACAGTTTTCTTTGTTGATCCTTCCAACAACCCTGCATTTTTACCGCTGACTGATTATCCGGTGGCGGTTAAGCCGCTAGCGGTAAATCCGCAACTACAAAGTAAAGATATTAACAAAGTAAATATTAATACAAATATATTGTCTGTTATCACAGACGGATTCGATCATTGGTGGAATTTATATCCAGTATCTAGGCGTAAAAATAAAAAAGGCTGTTTTAATAAATTTAAAACCAAATGCAAAAATATGACCGAAGGTGAAATAGAAAGCTTTGTTAACGAAATATCCGCTGACGTTCTTAAGAGAGTTAGCCATGTGGATGACTTAAAATACATGCCTATGACAGAGCCATATTTAAATCAGGAAAGATGGGAGGATAGCAAGTGATAGATTTTAACGAAGATAGTTTGCTTGCCGAACAGTCAGTTTTAGGAAGTCTTATATTATTAGGTGATCCAAATTCTGATTTGGTGATAAAAACTTTAGGCATGATAAAAAAATCAAGCTTTTACAAAATGTATCACAAGCAAATATTTTCAAGCATACAAAGCCTTATTAACAAAGGTGAGGCGATAGACTTACTTACTGTAGAAAGTGAATGCGAGAAGCAAGGAATAAAAGATCAAGGGTTGTTTGTTTACCTTTCGGAGATAATGAGAAGCACACCAAGTGCGGCAAATATAATAGCTTACGCAAAAATTGTAAGAGATTACGCAATAGAGAGATATGCAAATCAAAAGTTACAAGAAATTATAGGAACATTTAACGATAGGTCTAACGGAGATGTGTATCAGCGTTTAGGGCTTCTAGAAACGACCATATCAAGCATTTCTGAAAAAGGAATAGGTAACGATAAGCAGGGACTAAAACACGTCACACAAGCCGCTGGAGACTGGTTGGATAACATAGAAGAGATACA